AATACCTATACATTCCACCTCATCTCCTTCAGTGGTGGATAGCCATTCTGTATTCTCTTCAATGGCTTCAATAAGATGTTTTACATTTTCAGGTTGATTTAACATACTAAATTTGTCTTACAAAATTCAAGTTTTGATTTGAAAACATCTTTGTACTTTTTTCCTTCTTTGATTTCATCCAATTCAATAAGTACATCCATCACTGCCATAAGACCGTTAAACTGGTCTTCCATGATTTCCTTTTTGGTATGTTCGTTGTAATGTAAATGACTTATTTTGGTGTTATTCTCAAACGCTTTTTCTATTTTTGCTAGCTCATTCCATTTGTACCCAGTTAGTATGTAAATCCTTTTACGAAGATTTTTTACATTGGGATCCTCTTTTATTGTTTTGATACGTTGTCCATCGAAACTTGTCATAAACATATCGCTCCACCATTTATTATCCATGGTACACTTCCATACTCCGTCTGAGTTACGATATACTTTTCCTGCCATTGCATCTGCAACAATATTGCCCACCGCACATGCAATACATGTATCTTTCGCAAGAGTATCATTCATAAATGCGTTGTATAAAGCATTATACGCCTTTTCAAATCTCTGTGTCATTTGTTCTAGTTTTAGATTACACCTTTTTTCTCTAAATAATCTTTCACTGTGTCAAGTCCATAATTTTTTGCCCAATCTGCAAAATCCTTTATCCCTTCAGACAGGAGTTTTCTTGGGACATTACAATATCCAAAATCAAAAAGCTTAGTGATCTGCTGAGAGCTTGACACTCCTGTAACATCACTGTCAAATCCCAAAATCTGTCTTTTGGAATTTGTTTTTATACGTTCAACATTTTCAGGGGTGAAACAACCAGTGCTTTCATTCTGAACAGCACACACACAAGGAATAATTTTGCTTAATACGAGAAAGTCTTTCTTGCTTTTTGTGATGAAAAGTGTGTCACACTCTTTTATTTCACCATCCATGGCACTTATAGGTACATTGTTAGGAACCCATTTGCTCTTTTTATCAGCAAAAGGACGATATATCTTCCAATGTCCATCATAGAAATAGCCAAACACCATCTCTCTTTCAGCCATTGGATGAAGCTGTCTGTTAAGAAAAACCTTCTTTATTGCATAAACATTGTTCTTCTTGAGGTCATCTAACGACTGATGATAATCACTCCAGTATTTCAATTCAGCCTCAGTGAACTTCCTTGTAACCACCTGAATGAAGGAAATCCTCTTCACTTCAGTTGGTTGTTTATACTGTCCCACTATTGCTTTGTAGTCTTTCACTTCGCTTGTAGATATGCCAAGACCAAAGTCACTGTCTATCTTCTTCAGCACATCTTCCATCTTTGGAATGTTGAACATCTTTTGTACAAAGTCAAAACAATCTCCACGATAGTTTATATTACCAAAATCTATAAAAGACAGATGTCCTGATCTGTTGCTTATGAGAAAAGAAGGATTTCTATCTTTACGAAATGGTGAATTAGTGACAGCATTCAGCTTCCAATTCCTTGAAGGCATGTAATAACGGAATATGTCATATGGAGTGATCTTATCAAGTATTGTATCTACCAAAAGAGGAATCTTCCGTTTACCTTTTACCATACTATAAAAATAATAAAAAGCCCCCATATTTCTATGAGGGCTTCTATCTTTTTAACAAACCTTATTAATAATCAGGACCATCCTGGCTGATGACAGCATCAGATGCAGTGATATTATCGTCTGAATTATAATCACGCAGGTCTGCAAATGTGTAGAAATCACGGCATCCATATTCACCAGTGACAGTTACAACAAACCTTTCATGAGGCTTCAGTTCTTTGGACTGCTTGCTCCTAAGACTCTGCTGCTTATCAGATTTGTTATAATCCACCAGCCTGAACTGCTTCAGAGTGTAGCTAGGAAGGAAACCTTTGTTGTACACATTCTGATATTCCTTCACTTCACCATCCCTCTCTACAGTTTTTACAGTGGCCATTGCAACAACAGATGTGGAATACTCACCATTTATCTGAGATTTCAGGTCTTTCACATTTCCTTTCATGAGAGACTTCCAATCAATCTCAAGGACAGTGTCTGAATCCCTATAGTCAAGATTACCAAGCCATGTCCTGAGGAAATTGTAAAGCTCCTCTTCGCCTACATAAGCCACCCTATAATCCCTTTTCTTAAACCAATCAGGAAGGAGATTTTCATCAGATGCCCATGAGCATGTACCAACATTATTGATATACTGCTTCTTTGTACCATCCTTGTTCTCTTTTTCCTTGTTCTCAAGGAAGAAAGTCACCTTGAACTTCTCTTTGTTCTTCACTTCCTCAAGCCAGAAATCCAGCCTGAGAGTGGTGTTACCATCTTGAGAAGTGCCAAGATACTCAACTGCCTTGCTGTCTTCTTTCAGCTCAATGTTAAGAACAGTTTTGAACTCTTCCATAGAAGGATTCACTGCAATTACATTAGCTTCAAACAATCCCACTTTCTTTGTAAAATCTGTGCTTGTTTGTTCTTTACGCTTGCCTCCAATTGTGCTCATTGTTTTCTAGTTTTTGTTATTAATTATAATACTCATCAATCTTATCCACTACAATCTGAAGATTGTTAGGGATTTTAATTTCATCGAACATACCATCTGGACTCTTTGCAGGATATTTCTTGTACCTATTGGTGACAAAGTTATAACTTGCTGATCCATCCTTATTTTCTTCCACGAGAGTGTAAAGACATATTGTGAACAATCCTTCCAATGTTATCTGATTGTCCAACATCTTGCCAGATGTCTTCATCTTATATCCCACTATCTCTCCTGCATCTTCAATAGTCTCAGGGTGAGTGAAATAGAAAACTTTCAAATCATCTCTAAGCTTACGAGCTTCCCTGAAAAGATCCACCATATCCTTTGCAAGAATGGTGAACTTTGTAAATCCCACTTCTGTTGCTTTTTCAGCCATACGAAAAGCCATCATGTAATTACTGTCTTCAATGATTACATTTTTGATGTGTTCAGCTTTTTCTGAAATGGTTTTGAGCAAACGAGTGATTTCTGTAATTTCATCCACCTCTTTGTAATTCCTGCTCTCCTGATTGTACATCTTCTCTGAGCCCTTGAAAGGAAGTTCTTTCTTGGCTACATTGATGATGTAGGTTTCTTTGGGGTCCAGGGATTTGATAGATGTTGACTTTCCAGTGCCTGTATTTCCTACAATGCCTATTAGTTTTGAACTCATTTTTTTATTTTGTTTTATAACCGTAAACAGAGTTAGTTCTTCCTTTTAGTAAATCATAAACTGCATATATTACGCATCCTATATGAGCAGCTGCACTTTTTACACAATCAAAACTATAAACATTACCGTCTTTGTATAAAACTATATTTTGTTTTTCTAAATTAGGATTTTTAGAATTAACTATCCACTCATTTTTTATTTTTTTAGTTTTATTCAAACCTGTATAAATAAAATCTGAAATTTTTAAAAAATCAAGTATTTCTAATTTAGTATCAAATAACATTACTTGTTTTGAAATATAATTATAAATATAAAGATGATTCTCTAAACATAAATTAGAAGTTTTTGACACAAAAATCTTATTTATACTTTTACCAGTTTTAATTTTACTTATTATAACTTTTTTTGAAACTTGCAAATCTTCTGCTGCTAGCGTAATACTTTCGTACTTCTTAATAAAATTCCCTAATTTATCAAATGTATATATAGGAACTACTTTTTTTCTTATTTCATTATTCTTATATTTTTCTTTTAAAGTTTTACTTATTAGTTCTTTTGTAAACACTGAAACAATCTTGCTGTTAGATCCTTGTCCCCTATCTTGTAAATTAACTAAATTGAGTTTGGTTTTATATTTATCAATCAACATTTTTTCAAATAAATGTGATTCTTTCCAACCTTTTATTTCAGTTAGTTTTTTAATTTTTGGTTCAATTCCTTTTTGCAAAAGAGAATTTATCCAATTTACTTTATAAGGGGGATTTTTACCAGGAAAATATTTGTTATAATAACGAGATTTAGTAATATGTTCTATTAATCTAATATGTAAAGGTTTTCTCGTTCTTCCTATATATCTTATTTTACAAGATACAGGGTCATACAAACAATATATATTAATATTCATATAGTAAAATTATTAATTTTTTTAATAAAATTACTATATGAAAAGTTAAAATATTGTTAATCAGTGCTTCCTACGATTCCAATTAATTTACTTGCCATGCTTTCTAGTTTTTATCATCCGAAGGTACGATGATTTCCTCTCTTTTCAAAACTTCTCTGGGTTTTTGGTTTTGCTTTTTATCGTTTGTAGCTTTCTCGTAATAGTGTTCTGCTTTTTCTTTATCAAAAGATCCTATTACATGTCTTCCATCTATATAAACAGCATACCAGTCATCTCCAAAAGAGGATTTCTCTTTTACAAGTTCTACTATCATCTTACATATTTTATTTTTTCTTCATCAAAAAACTCTAATGCCTTGGAAAGCCATTTGAGTTCTACAGCTTCATTGGTGGATACAATATGAATATAAGCCTTCTTGTCAGGGTTGTTATATTCAAATCCCATACACCTGTTGATCTTTTGGGCAAGGTTTTCAGCATTGCTGTCAAAATAATTGATAATCAGTCTATTGAGTGGTTTGTATGTCACTCCTGAATTACCAATCTTTACGACAGCCAGATGATTACCATGACCACTTGCAAAATCTTGAAATAATTGTTTCTCTGAAGACTTGCTGTGATAGGAAGGAATACCAAGATCATCTGATATCTTCGTCAATCCACAAAACACCAACACTCTCTCATCCTTAAATTTATCCAATAGCTTCTTTGTCAATTCCACTTTAGCTATTGAATTCTGTATAAGCCTCATCCTTGCAAGCCTGAGAAACATTGTGGATTTGTTTTCTCTTACGCATTGTTCTATTGCCCATGACAATGCATCAAATTGCTTTTTCTCTGTTCTTTTCTTTTGCTTATAGGCATTCAATTTAATATTATCCAAAGGGGTGGTGTGAACTATTATTTCATAATCCACTATCACTTTTTCCTCAATAGCCTGAGCAATGGAATACTCTGCCAGTACACCAAGTCCTAACTCTCTGAGCAGTGTCTCCTGTGTATCACTTGCAAGAGTGCCTGTGAGACCCATTACATCCATCTGTGCATTCATGATTTCCTTGCACACTTCTATCTGAGCTTCACTCAATAAATGAATCTCATCAAGAATCAACAAATCATAATCTTCATCAACATGTTTCTTCAATGAGAGATGTGTGGTGAAGGTGACATTGTCTGCATTGTAGTTTGTGGTATTGAATTCATCAACCCAGGCTTGCTTAATCTTAAGATCTGGATAGGCTAAGAGAACTTTTGTCTCTTTAGGCATCTGCTTCAGAGCATGAATGGCTGTCCTGCATTTTCCAAACCTTGGACATAGATTGAGTATTCCATCAGGATTCTCAAGCCACATCTTAGCAAACTCCACTTGCCTTTTGTCTCTTAACGTCATTGATCATTTGTTAGTATGATGGTGGTAAATGTCCAAAACAACCACTCCACATTTATAGAATAGTGCTTCTCTACAGCATAGCTGGAATATACACTCACTGTTGGAAACAACACTATCTGCCAAAACTTATCCCTCTTGTTAGGTAGAGTGGTCATCCTTAAAAAGTTTATTTTCATGATTTTATATTATACAAAAAATTGTCCTGTGAATAATGATTCATAATTGAATGTCTCCATGTTCTTCGGTTTAGGTAGCTCCTTAAATATGCCTGTAGCACCATGAAAACCCATACCTATTCTTAGGTCTGACTCTCCATATGTATTCTTAAGCACTTTTATACTCCTGAAATAATCACCTCCTTCAGGGGATATGAATTTATTCACTGTATAGCTGACATCATTCGTCTTATATCTGGAAGGCTGGAAAAGAGACACCACTACATCGGAATCCTCTGCAGGTCTGCCACTTTCTTTCACCTGATCCAAATTAGGCTCAAAGCTCTCCATCTTTTGATAGATGGGATTGCTGATGTCCCTATTAATCTGAGAAACACCAATAGGCGTATATCCTAGAAAATCCCTCATCCATTGAAAATACTCACTTGTCTTGTCAATGGCTTCCTTTTTACTCATGGATTTTTCAGGCTTAACAAGACCAAAGTGATCTACAATAGGAATAACTATCTCATTTTCATGGTTTGGAACATACACCTTGCTGAACTCACCTGTTTCCTCTATCCTACCAGTTTTTTCAGCATAGTTTTTCACATACTTGTAAACACCTGTAGGATTTTGACCGCCTTCCACAATGTCACAGATTTCACAAAGCTCATTGATATAGTCCTCATACATGAGAAATAGGTCATGTTCATCCTTTGTAAGCTTTGTGTCCCACCAGCCAAGAAGCTTAGGAATAGGAATCAAAATCCCCTCATCAAGGAATATCTTCCTGCTAGTCCATTTTGCAAGAGTGTATATCTTACTCCTCTCCATAGAAAACAGGATGAATTTCAGCTTGATGCTTGTGTTATGCCTGTTTGCATACCACCAATCAAAAGGATTGAGGATGTAAGCACTATGACAGAAAGCTGATTTACCGCTGCCAGTAGCACCAAAAATCAACGTATAAATACGCTTTCTGATGCCTACATACTTATTCAGCCTGTCAAAGCCCATAGGTATGCCACTATTCTTTCCCTCTATACCTCTTATCACCTCATCTTTCAAAGGTTCAAAATGACTCATATGTCCACTCCTCCTAAAGTTTCTTCTTGGGGTTTATGTTCTTTTGCAAGCTCAATGAATGGCTCAAAGGTTCTTTGATTGAGATAGGTGAGACTATTCTGCATATAACTGAGCTTGTTAGACCCTGTTTTAATGGAATTGTCTTTCTTTTGCATCACTTCAATTTCCAAAGCCTTTATGAGATCATCTGCTGTATAATCTCCTTCAGACAGGATTTTGTTGAACTTCACCTTACAATCATCTTTCTTAACTCTCATACTCCTGCTACCACTGAAAGACTTTCCCTTGTGTGTAAAAGTATCAGTGCCAGGAAATGCTTTCCACCATCTATCAAAATCTTCATTCTTAGGCTTAAACTTCACGATTGTCGTAGTGATGGGTGAAGAGAGGAAGTCTATTAAAGACATCCCCTCTTTTGACACTTTGTAATCATCCGTAATAAGACCTTTCCTTTTTCCCATTTGAATCAGAAGATCAATCTTAGCTCCGTCTGGAATAGTTTCTTCTTCAACTATGAGCTTCAGAAGAAATATCAAATCCAGGGAATAGCCTTTTCTTATTATCTCCTGAAAATGTCCTGATGTCAATTGTAGTATCATTGTTTAAAATATTATCCTCGTCAATCACTCTGATGCCACTTTCCTCTTGCATCAACTCCTCCATTAACAACTTCTCTTCTTCCATAAGATAGATGGTGTCCAACACGTGTGCTCTTTCCCAATCTTCTATAAACATAAAGATAGAATTTATTCTGCTGCTATTCCAAACAAAATCCATTTTCCCAACCTTTCATCGCTGGATTTTTTATACATTACGACAGCCACTTTAGTGTCACCTTTCTCCAAAACCTTTTGCATTTCTACAACAGTCATGATTTGGTTCTTCTCTGTGTACTCTCTTGCATAATTAACAGCCTCACCTTTTGTAGGAAAACCTCTTAAAACATTTCCTAGTGTGGATCCTTCTTTTATAACATACTTCAACACCCATTTCTTAGTGCCTTTCTCAACATGATGCACCACCTTACTTTTCACCTTATTGGTGTTTGTCTTAAGCTCTTCTATACATATGCCACCACATGCACGCTTAGTCATTTTACTAATCGTATTAGAAATAAAAGCATCCAAAGACTTCCCACTTTTTTTGTATTCATTAGTGAAATCTATAACTCCTATTGTAGTGGATATTGTTCCATTGTAAGCATCATTACCATACTCTTCTATAGCGTCCTCTACAGCACTATCGTATGCATCATGTAATGATTTACCCCTGTACGAAATTCTAAAATCACAAGCTCCCATAGTTATATGTTTTTTATTATGTGATAGAGTAGATAAAAAATTGATATTGCTGCCATCAGAAGCAACGATATCGCCGTAAATTGTTCAGAATCCCTTATTTGATTTTCTCTTTTTCCTTGTCCCATAATTCATAAATTAAAGAAGCCCCGATGTAAAAACATCAGGGCGTATAATCAATCACTATAAAACCCTTGCTATCCTAAATCTTTCAATATCTCATCATGCTCTTTCTTTGTCAAAATCACCCTCAGCCCAAATTCAAGATCAAGCCATCCAAATGCCTCTCTAGCTTTTGATGTGTTGCATTTCAACACTTTCTTTATCAAGGGAATAGCATATTTCATGTATTCCTCATGCTGGGCTTTTGTAATGGTGATGTTGTAAAACCACTGAGGATCTTTCTTGGCATCTTCCATGGTTTTACCCACCATACCTAGTTGGTATTCAATCAAATGTTCTCCAAGATTTTCTCTAGTGATTTTCATAGCTGACGAATTATTATCTCCATGTCATGAGGAGCTGTCTGATTTCCTCCAAAATAAGGATGCAACAGATAGCCCAATGGCTTAGAAGGAACATCTACAAAATACAGAGCTTTAGAAGCAATCAAAACATGATTTTGTTCACTCATGACTATTGAAAAGTCATTTGGTTCTCCTATTTCTACTGATTTTATATACTTGCTCATTCTCTTACCCTTCTCATACCAATAGGCAAATATACGCATGTTTTTATTTTCCAAATCGTAATTCCAGCCAAAACGCACACTGTTGTAGTGATGCATTGTAAGTTTCCTTAATGTGAAATATCCTATCCCAAAGAGCTTGTTTATATCTCCCTGATCTTCGGGCCCTATGTCATACCTACAGAGTTCCGTAAATGTCACCCTGTATGTCAAAATACTATTGCCTTTCAAGAGCTTAGGAAAGCTGAATGGGGCATGTGTTCCTTTTTTGATCACCATAACGAAAGTTGATTGGGGTTTGTAATTACATTTGTCTTCTTGCCTCCTGTTTCAATCTTTCTTATTATCTTCTCACATCTTTCTATGTAATAAGAATAATTGATGTTATCCATTGGATGGTCTTTTGGTAGATGATTGCACACTGTGCACATCCATTCACCAGCTTCCACTTGGCTTACAGAAGCAGCATTTGTGGTGCATTCAGGGTTTTTCACCTTCAACAGCTTTTCTCCTGTGTTGGATACATAATACCTGATGAGCTTGTTATAGACAGTGGTCTTACCTGTTGTTCTATCCACTCCTTCATAATGAAAGTCTTTAGTGGATTTCTGCCTGATTGCAAAGTCATAGATGTTTGAATGATTCTTAATAGTATCACTCACAGGCACACCATGGACATAATAGGATTCAAGAGCCAATGGGACAATCCTTGCAGATTTGTTCTTGTGAAGTTCAAAGTCTGTGAGGAAGTCACCTTTCTTCTTGATTTCTCCATCTGTCTTTATTGCAAGATAGTCATTTACTGTTGAGAATATAATCTTCTGATAATCAGCTCTTTCAAGCTCATAACCAGTTGATTTACACCACCAGTTGTTTATCTCATGCATCTTTTCAATAAGCTCTTTCCTTATTTTGATAGTGACACCATCTGTATTGGCACTTATCACTTTGATACCACTGAGTTCATATTGCTCAATAAGCATCATCAGGCTCAATTCACCTGTAATAGTGGTGAACATGGTGAGCTGTCTGTCATATATCCAGCTTTGTACATCAGAGCTTTTACCATAAACACTGTTAACAGCAAGCTTCAAAGCACCTACAATACCCTTTATCTTCTTATCTTTCTTGGCTAAAGGCTTGAGTTCCAATCTCTTCTCAAACATCTTCTTGTATCCAGATAGAAACTCCTTTCCCAAATGTGCAGGATAACGCTTGTTATTGATGATGGTGGCAGGATAATAAGAGCTCACATCCCAATCAATTATCAGCTCATCTTCATCAGCTTCAAATATCTTAGGCTTGTTCTCTGTATGCAATCCACCCTTCATGAAAGAATACACATTATCATAGAAATGCAGTTCTTTCTTGAAGTCATCATTCATCCCAAGCTTTTCCTTCCTTATTTCATTAAGAAATTCCTGGAGTTCTTTTGTCTGGAATTTGACATAAGGGGCTATACAGTTGCTTACATTCACTGTCTTCCTGAAGAATCCTTTCTTAGGAAGCTTGGAATACTCCATGTTCTTCTCCTCACAATAGTATTTCTTGATCATTTCATCACCAATCTTACTATCTGAATAGTTCAAGCATGGAATACCAAACTCAGCTTCTATGTCCTCCCTAAGCTCAATTTGATTGTTTCCCTTATATAAAGGATGGTCTGTTTCACCTATTGTCACCAAATAAAACTGATAGGTGGCACTCACATCATTTATACAATACTGAAGAGTTGTTTGTATTTCCTCCTGTGTCAGATTTTCTTTCAGGAAGTGAATGGGCATTTCTTCAATGTTCTCAAGATCCATTTCAAATTCAAGCCTTTTGAGACTCACTCTGCGATTTTTATTGTCAAAGTGGTGCACCTTGAACAGATCTATCTGCTTGAGAGACATCTGATGCTCAGAGAATTCTGGTAACACTTCATAGTTAGCATCGTGTATGACATCTCCTGATTTTTGAGAAATCCTTGCACAGATGTCAAGTGCACTCAGCTCATGCCACTCTGAATAGTTCCTAAGCACCCATTCAATCACCTGACTATCATATCTGATGTTGTTATATCCCACCCAGTGATAGTCTTTATGCTTCTCTGTAAAATATACAAACTCATCCAGTTGGTTCACCCACCGATTTACAGAAAAACTATAATGCACTTTCTCCTGAGGATTATACACCACAACAAGAAAATACTCCTTCATACATTCGATGTCATACACTAATACGTTCATTCTTTGTAGCTTTCTAAGAGATTATCAATTTTTTCTGTGTTATTGCCAATCCATTCATCAATTACGTCATTCTGTTCTTCTGTAAACAGGGTTTTGTCCCAACTGATGTCATCCACTTCATATCCATACCTGTTATCTGATCCTCTTATTCCCCAGAATTCATAACTCCCTATGCCCAGATTGCCATAAGATGCTTCTATAGTGATGTCTACATAAATATAGTCATCATTGAATGGTATTTCAAATTCTTCTGTAACTGTCATTTCAGTGATTTTATGAAGTTTTCACCTTTGCCAATAAGTTCAACCAACACATTGATGTCTTTGCTCTTGAGCACACCTTTTGAGGATTGTCCATTGCTCCAAAGCATATATTCACTCTTTGGAATAGCATACCACAAGTCTTCGTAAGGGTTTGCAAAGAAAATGTAGTCATAAAGTTTTGGATCCATATGTTATATTTTTATTCAAATTCATAAGACAAAGCCTCAAAGTTTTTATTCAGAAGCTTGACAATGTCATGGACAACTGCCTCATCTGCATAATAAACAATGATTCTTGGCCCTTTTTCCTTTGGAAAATCCTCATCAGATTCCAATACACTGATCACCTTGTTATACAAAGGTAGTATTATTGGATCATTGGTATCCAGCAGATTTTGAAAAGTGTTAACGTTGCTTATGACAGTGGTATGATTAAAGGGTTTTTTGTTCCTCGTCATCACTTTTGCTATTTCAGTGTATGGAAGACTCATCTTCTTCTTAAGCAAATACATGCTCATCTGTCTGGCAATCATTATATTTCCTTTCCTGGATGCAGTGTAAAGATCTGTAATTCTTACATTTGTGTGCTTGCACACCACCTTAATGACATTAAACGGATTCATTTCTTCAATATTTTACAGCGTGTCCTTTTGATATGATGTATTCACTTAACAGAGATATTCCATTTCCAGCAAGATGAAGAACGCTGTCAATGATAGGTCTACCATATTTATCCAACTGCTTGCTTTCTATTTCAAGCACCCTACCTACAGGAAGTAGTTCTTTGAGAAACTCTTTTGCCGCCTCACCCTTCTCACTTCCCATTTCAGGAGCATTCACTCCTGCTATCCTGCAATTGGATGTCCAATGCATCCTAAATCCAAGATCAATATCCAGCTTAACAGTGTCTCCATCCACCACTCTCACAACAGTGGCTTTGTAATTGTACAGTTCCATAACTAGAATTTTTTATTTAAAGAGTGTTTGCACCTAGTTTTAACAAAATGCACCTATTTATTCTGTTCCATGTGTTTCTTTATATTATTGTTCTGCCAATTCGTCTATCTTTTTCTGTAACTCATCTATTTGTGATTTCAAATCATCTATCTCATCCTCTTTCTTGGAAAAGCAGGTAGGACAGGCATTAACTTCTACCTGAGGATAGTTTCTGTTTCTACTGCTTCTCGTACTGCTTTCCATACACAATCCCATACCACAAGTACCGCAATAGACTTCAAAATCTAAATTAACTTCAACCGTTGTTTCAAATGTTGGCATTTGTCATGTTTTTTTGTCTGTTATATGATGTTTATTCTTTTCCATATGTTTCGTTGTAGTATTGCTCAAATAGCCGAATATCATGAAACCAAAGAGATCGAGAAGGAACAACTGTTTTCTCCTTACCCAAATAAACATCACAACGACACTCAATCCTGCCATAAATCCAAGTGTTACCGTGTTGTTCCTTCTCGATCTCTTTGGCTTCATGATATTCGGCTATGGGCAATTTTTTAATATACCCCTTTTCAACCAATGTATCAAAAAACCATTCTACTGCTGTCTGTTGTTTATTCTCCATATTTTTCGTTGTAGTATTGTTCAAATGTTTGATACTTCCTTTTACCGTCATACATATATGATGCACCTTCATTCAACCAATCTTCGGCAACGTTATGCATCTGCTTTTTGTTAATCGCATTGGCTTCTTTTTTTAATTGATATAACTTATGCAAAGGTGTATGACCATGTGTTAGTCTAACCTGCTCAATCTGCTCTATTAGCCAATCTACTGCCGTTTGTTGTGCCATGTGTTTTATTTTATATATTTTATGTGCCATTTAATTATAGGAACGAAACCAACTGCGTTTTGAATTAGCCATAAATTTAGTTTGGCACTTTACGCATTCGAATTGCCCTACCTCTCTACCATCAACCATGTCAATAAATTTACATTCTTCAATCGTTCTAATATGGTGAAAAATGGCACATAACAAGGTATTTATAAAAGAATGGCTTTTGTGCTTAATTGTCTGTTGTGCCATAATTTACTTTTTGAATAGTGTTTTAAAGTATTGTTTGATTGCCCACCATATAAGCATTCTAATTGCTTTTCTTTGATTGTGATATGGTAATTGAAAAAAATCTGGGAATACATTAATTAACACCTTACGAGTATTTGCATAGTAGTAAGTAGATTCTATTTTTTCATTGATAGGTGGATTGTTCCGCACGGAAAATGTAAATTCTGGATTTGAGCTAATTGAAAACTTACCATTATTTACAGGTATATTGATACGCATTGTGGAAACTAAATCTTGATTTGCAGTAACTGTAAACTTACCACCGAATTTGTAAGTAGATTCCTTTTCCATTTGATTTGCACTAACTGAAAAATCACCGAAACTGTAAGTAGATTCTTCTTTCATTGGCGTTTTCTGTGCCATGTTATTTGGTTTATAGTTTTTCTATTTCTTGTTTAACTTCTCGCCAATATTTATCAGCTTCTTCTCGTTGTTCTTCGTAATAATACTCATGAGTTCCACCGCAATCATCCCAATCAACATTGGATGGATTACGAGGTTCTGAGTTTATTATCTCATCAACTGCTATCAATGCACATTGTTTAGCATATTTGTGCTCCAATTCTTCTTCTGCTGGCACATATCTAAGAAATTCTTGATATAATTCTATTGCTTTTTCTTTTGGTGTCATGTTATTAGTTTATTAATTACGAACAACCTCAACCCTTATTGGCGTATTTAGAAATGATGCAGATTCTTTAAGCTGCTTCTCAAACTCTTTAGCGTCTGGCTGTTTTATAAATACTTTATTAAACATTTTTGAATCACCCCACCTAAGCGATGTAGCAACTTCCCAACTAACCGTCCAGCTTTCAAGTTCTGTAACTACTTGTGCTTTTTCTTTCGGAATAAATAATTTAAATAGGTTCATTTTATTGTGCGTTTTGTTTGTTTTTAACAAGTTCAATAAGCTTTTTGATACATCCTATTTCAGCTTCTTCAGGTGTGTCGAATATCTCGTTGACATCCCAGTTGTCTACGATGTGAAATGAAAACCTCAGATTCCTGTCTGGATGTGTTGCTGATGTTACAAAGCCATATAGGTTGTGCTTCTCACGAAAGAAACGGAATGCCTGAGAATATAGTGGGGCTTCGATGTAATTAACAGAATCCATATTGACTCTTGTGTCAAAAGTCCACTCTATATCATACTCAATTAGGTTCCAATATCCAAAGACAAAGACTGAGTCCTTGTCAAATTCAAACCCAAGTTCCTTCAATGCTAACGCTTCTTCGTGAAAAACGAAATCTTTCATTGTTTTTGTTTTGCTATTTCAATAAGTTTATCTAAACAAGCAAGTTCTGCTTCTTCGTATGTATCTTTTTTCTCAAATGGTCCAAACACTTGAGTATTATCCTTAAGGTGAATAAGATAGCTATATTTTTGGGAATCGTCACCTCCTACAGAGATAACTTTAACTCCATAATTCTCACGAAAGAATCTAAATGCTTGTTGGTATAGCGGTGCAGTAAAATTACTTGATTCTATAAAAGTATCTTGGTTTGTTGAATATAACCAATCATCTTCTATTATTAATGTTTTATCAATATAAACAGCAAAACAAGGCTCATCAAACCCAAGTTCTTTTAACTGTAACGCTTGCTCGTAAGGAACAAATTCTTTTTTCATGTTATTTATTTTTTTATATCTTTTGATGACTTCCACATGATAAAAGAACAAAATAAGGTGATAATCACCGAAATTAAAATTATTCCATCTACCACATCAATAAAACATTCTTTTTCCATATTATTTAGTTATATGTAAGTTATATACGCTGTTTAATGTCTTGAACTTTATGTGTGTGGAAGATTGCTCAAGGATTTCTGTCACAGGCGTAGTTTGCCAAGCAAAGAACAAACTTGTAGGTCCCAACAAACAAGACCTACCAACAGCAATTTCATTGTGTAGTTCTTTAAAACTCTTAGTGTCATCCCACTCAATCCATGATATTTTATCTGATTGTTTCACTAGTCCATCATTTTCTCTGACCAGTTTATAATGTGGAGCTGTATCCACAGATATTTTTTCTTGTTCCATCTTACTCATGATTTTTGATTTTGATGAAAAGGAAATGATTGCTCAAATATAAGCAACCATTTCCTATTTGTCTACTGTTTTACTTTTTTGAACTTGAGCATTGTGTATTGACCAACATGATTGTGAGTGAATTCTATATTCCACACAAGGTTATTTACCAATAAACACTTTTGTTTATGTTCGCTTGTTACCAATCCACAACCTATGAAGAAAGGTTCTGTTGATGTGGAAGAATCTGTATCTATCTCCATACTCTCACCAAAATGGAAATAATCATCCACAATCCCAAGATCTTTGCGAATCTCGTCCTTGTAAGGCTCGCAAATCTTTTCGCTTCGTAAGATTGAATTAACATTATGCTCAGCAATCATAATATACCCAGAAAGAATATTCTTAGCGTCTGAGTATTTAATCCAACGGTCTATATCCTCTACTATGCCAGACAAGTCATTTGCTATAGCATCTTCTCTATATTTGGCTAACAATTCCAGTTTTACTTTGTAACTCATAACTTGGTTTTAACTATTTCCTGTTTGCATATCTTTCCTCAAGCATTTCTCTTGTGAGCTTGACATCATTTATAAGCCTTATAAGCTCATAAGACATCCATGAATACTTGTGATAGAGACTAATTCTTTTGTCATAGTCTTGTTCCTCTGCAATATCTCTTAACATTTTTGACGATTCAGTGAACCAGAATTGTAGATTTTTGACATAGAATGATCCATCTATCTTCCAATCACCCATATCCCAAACCACAAGATCTTCATCATTTTCCTCATTTTCAAAAAGCAATCCGCTTGTTGCCCATGTGCTCACTCCTGTATCACCAGCTATCACTCCAGCAAATGGGTATATGAGAAGAGCTTCTTGAAAACATACAAGCTCAGTGACTTTTCTTCCATCTCTTGTCCTTATTTCTTCTCCTGCCTTCCAGGCTTCAATTGTAAAAGGTTTCATATTATTTGGTTTTGTTAAGTTCTTCAATAAGTGCATCTGCAAGTTTAACTGCTAATTGAGCGTACCCATCAGTTGTGTTCCATACTTCTTTATCACTTGTTATCAATGCCTGAAATGCTTTTGCCGCAAAGTATTCTCTTTTTGTAAGTCTTTCTTGAAAAAATCTATCAGGAACGTTTAAAGTGAATGCTGCTTCGTTTGGTTCTGTCTGTGCCATGTTATTTGGTTTTTGGTTGAATAATCACTCCATTTGGATTGTGTAAATCTTTATTCTGCATGGCATGACCTAAAGATTCATAAATAGGAAGTATTGTTGCTGAGGATAAGATTTCTTTTAGACAATAAAGGTGTCCTTTAATACTTCCCTCAAGATATAAGTCTTGTGTTGCGAAAGTATAATCTTCAAGCTCAGCTATCTCATCTTCAATAGCTTTCTTTCCTTCTTCTGTTAGATATATACCTTTCATAATTTCTTGTCGTTGTAAAGTTTAGCAAAATCTGAAACTATTAAAAATACAGCTTCTTTCTCGGATTCACAATTTTCTCCTATTATGTAAAACATGCTTAATTCAGAATTTTCCTTTCCGTCAAACATTCTCCACCCATTTTCAGTCCACTGAATAATCCTTAAATAGTATTGTTTCACTCTAAATTCCCACTCGTCTATGAATAACTCTCCGATTTTAGCATCTTGTGTGTCTTTTGAAGTCTTAATATTCTTCTTTATAAACTCAACAGATTCCATGAGCCAGTTCCAATCTGAATGGAATTTTAATTCTTTTTCAAATCTTTCAGCCCAAACACATCCTTTGAAAATCTCATTACCAAACTTTAATTCATTAGGCTCAATTCGTGCGTTACCAAAACCCCATGCATCTGCATGACTTGAATATATTGCCCCAAGCATCAATGCTATTTGCTTATTACGCTCTTGTATTTCCTGTTGTGTCATATCAAATTGTTATTTAGAATGTAATCAAACGCTGCTGAATATGCTTCTTGTGGTGAATTAAAATTTTCACAAAAACCTAAAATATCAAAAGTCATCACGTTACCAATCATATATATATATACCTTTCATTACATTTTATTTTTTTCATCGTATTCTTTTACTAATTTATCAATTTTCTGTTCAATACCATGCCCTAAATACAGTTCCAAATGTTTTTGATTCCATTTAGTGTCAAAATAGAACCTTGCCATATTAAATTTTAATTTAATTTGATGTAGCTCAAAACCAGGGATAGTAATTAAGTCTTGCATCACCTCATCTAAATACTCTGTCACCTTTGGAATATCAAATGATAATCCATACCAACCTTTAGGTATGTATTGTTTGTATTTCTCGTTGAATTCCTGTGTTGTCATATCATTTCTTTTTAAATTCTTCTAACCAAATCTGTAACATTTCTTCTTGAGTTTTTTTACCCCAACACCTATAATCGTAATCAGCACAAAATTGTCCAAAACTTTTCATATCTTCCTCACTATACATTCTTTCTGCTTGCCATTTAGCACCTTGAATAAAAGCATCGTACTCACCTATGTTTGAAGTGTAGTATCTTTCTTCATCATCTATAATTCTAGTAATAGGCACTCCTATATATAATTTAGCAGCTTCTTCAAGTGTTTCTTGTTTTGGTTGTTCTTCCCAATCAGTTTCTTTTTTAGGATTACCACCAAAATAAACGGAAGCCAAATCATTAAACTCTTTTGTCCCTAATTGTGGGAGTTCTTGTTTAGGCTCTTCTTTATTATTCATAACTCTATTTTATTCGTAAATGTATTTCCCCACCCATTCTGTTCTACCTTCAGAGTTGGTGATGGTTTTGGGAACTTCATAGAACTCTCTTTCCATGTGTTCATTGTGCTTGAATACTCTTTCTATCTCACACTCAAACGCAATAGGTAGTTTTGATTGTTGGAGGGATTGGAGATACTTTTCAAAGTTCTTTGGCGACATCATGGATTTACCAAAAAGATATGCTTGGCGAATATCTTCCTCCGTGAACTTATACTTCTCACGGGCTTTGTTGTAGCCCTTATCGAAGCCCTTTTCGTATGTCTTGTAAGGTTTGGGATACGGGGAATGTTCTTCGTCTAACTTCTCAACATCATCTTCAAGCGGTGGCAGTAGTGGTACACCTTCAAGGATGGGTGAATTGTTGAGTGGGGCGTGAGCCATGATTTTCTTGCAATATTCTTTACTCCAAAATGTATTTGAACCACAATAAATAGAATCAATTGAAGTTAAAAATTCAATATCTGTTCTATGAACTCTAAAGCATTTATGAATTGAACCATCTCTAAAAAACCAATCACCTTCTTTAATCTCTGAATCATCTACCACCAATAGGTAGTTGTCTGTTTTAATTAGATTGTATTTCATTTTTTTACTAATTAAATACTAAGTTGAAAATGATGATGAACACTGCACATGTATGCAGACAAAGCATCACTGTAACAAGAATTGTTCTCATGTATCTGTCTTTCTCATTCATTGTGCTGATGGTCCATTCCACTTGTTCTTCAATGAAAAACAAGGAGATTATGGGGAACCACCACCACCATTTGGTTTGACGAACAGCTTTTTTCATGTTTTTTGTTTTTGATTATGCATAAAAAAAGACATAATTCTAAATTATGTCTTAATTAGTCTATATTAAAAACATTTTCTATTTAACCATGCTAGAAAATGCTAAAGAACATGCCTACAAACGATTAGGAAGATTTTTGCACCAAATTGGTGTTCCTGTTTTTCGATCTCCTGGCCAACGGAGCTAGCTTTTTGTAAACTGAAATGCTTTAAATGTGTAAACTTATTTCCTCTTTGTAAGCCAAGCCAAGAACACTGCTGCTAACCTTAACAGATTGATGTACAATACAACAGCAGCTATACACATTATAATACCACCTATCATATGTTTATTTGCGTTTATTCAACCACCCTAACTGTGTTTTATCGTTTAGATTTACCAATTTTATAACCCACATAAAACCATAACCCAAATCCGATGTGCATGATGAAATAATTAATTGGGGTCATATATTTAATTTTTTAATCATGCTCTATTTCATCCATACTGGATTGTATATTTTGTTCATCTTCATCCATTCTTTTTCTTTTAAATGACTTTTCAATCATCCTTTTTAGATTTTTAACTTGAATGGGTTTATCTTCATCCCAGTTTTCAAGCTCATACAATAAATAAGCTAATTCTGTTTGTGCCATAACATTTAATTTTTAGTAGTCAGGGACAGGATTCGATACCTGTATTAGTTTGCAACCTATCTTATAAAGTCCTTTCTCAGGGTAAAATCAATCTTCAAGGTAATTAATCTCTCCGAATGAACCTTTACAAAGCGTCTACCATTTCGCCACCCTGACTAAATTTTATAATTCTTGATTTCTCCTATTACGCCTTTCCCTAGCTCTTTTTATCCATGTTTTGATTGACAGGGATATAATGAGAATTGCTGCTACAACAAACAATTCTAATGGTCCAAAGCTATTAGGTGCATCTGTAAGAACTGCTAACATATTATTCTTTTTTATGGTTAAAGGAATGCTATCAATTTTGCTTGTTTCACTGATGCAGATTCAAGATGGATGATTTGTATCCTTCCTGATTCATTGAAGTATTTCAATGGCTGATCTGCATAGTTGCTCAGGATGTAGTCATTCACCTGAGCTCTTGTCATTGGCTGACTTTTTACAATATCATTCAGATTTATCTCAATCACCACATACAGGTCATTTTTGCTTATGATCTCCATAGTTGTAAATTTAGATAAAGGTAAAGAAAATCCCACGGAAAATTCCATGGGACTTTCTTTTTTCTCCTCATTTATGCCTTAGCCTAATCACCTTTTTGCTCCCATCAGAGGGAACATAAATGGTGCAATTAGACTTCTGTACCACCACATCTTTCTGTTTCTTGCTTGAAAAGATGGCATCAATGAGAATAGATGCTGCCTTTATATGTGTGTTTTCCCACACAAGAGAAGGCTTTTTAGGATAGAGAGACGACTGATAAACAAGCGTTGCCATATGTCTGATTTTTGGGTTTAGAAATAAAACCTGATGTGATCTCCGTGGTTTTCCACTCTTGCATACGTAGCTTTTCCTGTGGAAGAAACTGCTTTTACCTTAGTGGTTTCCACAGGCTTGCTTTTAGTGAGTTTGTAAAGCCTTTGAATGATAGCACCAGTTGTTCTCCTTGGAAGCCTTTTCTCAAGAAGTTCTACAGACACTGACCATGCGAGCTTTTTGCCAATTACAGACTTAATAAGCCTGTCTTCACTTGCTTTCCATCTTAACCTTTCCATTTTTGTTGTTTTTTTACAGTTTAAAAATATTCTCCTCCTAATGGTCTTAATGTCACTTTACCCATAAAGATGTTTGGTTGATCATCGCTGTCTATTTCTATCTCCAACCAACCATTGTCCTGTTGTAAAATGTTATTGAATTCTTCCACTTCAATGTCTACGAGGTCTTCTACATCTTCACCAGCATCCCACCATGCTATTTGATGGGGTTCTGCCAATACCACTTCAACATCATCCTCAGGATTTTCACCTATATCCACAATGTAGGGCTCAACGGGATAACCCACTTCTTTTAAAAACTCCTCATCGTTGATAGGTGTTCTTTCCAGAATAAATATAAAGGGCATCCCGTTCACTGATGAAAGGAACATCATTCCCACTTCAATTCTCTTGGGAATGTAGCTTCTGAAGCTCAAACATACTTGTTTCCACATGTTGCTGTTTTTTAATATTCCAATTCTACATCACGAATGCCTTCCCATTCCTCTTCAGGAAAAATCACTGCCACAGGACATAAAAAAAAGCCTGTTTTATAATGTGCCACAGGCAATGATACAATATTGTGCTTTAAAAGGAATTCATATACACCCTCATTCTCTGAATAATCCTTTATGACAACAAGCTCAGTGTCAAATTCTTTCTTGGGCACATTAATTGTTGCTGTTGCATACGGAAATCCTTCAGAATCAAAGAGTTGTAAACAAGGTCTGCCATTGTTATACCTTGTTTCCTTCACTGTAACAATTTCATTGTTGAACTTGAACTTCTTCATTGTAGTGGATTTATTTAATAAACGCTTTCCTGTATCTGTATGCTTTCCATTCTGATTTACATGACTCCTCAAACGTCTTACAGGATGATAAGACTAATGTAATCAAAATGATTATACATATTGCCTGGACAAGATCTTTCTTCATTTTATAATATTTTTGGTTAAAATAGGGGACACATTTCTGTGCCCCCATCCTCTGAACCATCCATAATATCATTTTACATAACACTTGGAGACATTCATCTCCAAAGCCCATGCATTATGAGGAATAAATCTTGTATTCACTGTCCTGAGCGATGGCTCAGAAAGTTTCTCTCCTCTTACTCTTTGGCCGAAGAGGAAAATTTTGATTTTGTTGATCATTTTTCAATTCTTTATAGAGTGAATAATACATGTATGCTCCCATGAGACATACCATCCATCCAAACAGGATTATGCAAGCATTAATCCTTGTTGGTTGTAGTGCCATGATCCCAGATACAAACCAGAATATGGCTGTAACAATCATGACAAATGTCATTGTCAAATATAGGTTTTTCATAAACCAAATTCCTCCGCTATTTCAATGACTGCTGCTGATGCCACCCATATGCCTATAAACACTGTATAGGCAATGAACCAGTTGACAGATGATGTTATTTCCTTATAAGACTCTATCCAAAGCAGTCCTATTAGTGACAAAATGAAAAACAACACCATAAAGACGGCTATCCATGACAAAACTAACAATATTACTTTCATACAATTGATTTTAAAGCACAGTCTAGAGCATCTTGCTCTGTTTTAAAGACTGCGAGAAATTTAGAATTATGTAAAAACTCCTCTCTTCCATTAGAAATAACAGGATGTTTCACACTGTCTACAGAAATAACGTTGTATTTCCCATTATTGGGATATACAAGAAACCTGATGGTTCCTGGATATCTTTTCCAATGTATGGGAAATGCACTACAACACTTGATGACGTTGTTAACAGTCCATCCCTTGCTCCAAATAGACAAGGATTCTCCCATCTTGGCAACATTGTCCATAGCACATTTGATGTAATTCCTACATACATCTATGGCAACATTGAATCCATCAGGCAGAGAATTAAATCCTTTTATCAGGCTATTGAACTGAAAGCCATTGTAAGGAATGAATCCTCCCTTGTCTATGTTAGAGATGACGACAAAATTGTCACTCAGTTCTGTCATAAGCTCCATGGATATTGTTTTATTCATGTACAAATGATCTAGAATGAGGACACAAGATGCAGAAAGACTCTCATCATGGTGATGATCAAACAAGCCTTTTGAAGGATTGTATTGACCATTTACGTCAATAATCCACACATTTGGATCATCAACGTCTTCCTGTGAGATGTTTCTTGTTCTCTCAACAGGAATATTCCCATAAAATTCCATTATCAGGGCTATTGCCATCACCTCATCAGCATGAAATAGCCCATCATGCGTTATAATCTTCTTAATCATAAGTTCCGTATTTAATTACAAACGTCTTTATTTCCTCTATGTACAGTTCTTCGTCTGACATGATTATTTTATTAAATGTTCACGAATAACATAATACCCTATTTTGTAGGGCTTTTGATCAAGATCAACAGGGATTGTGAAATCCACAAAATCTCCTGTCTCATGCTCATTAACACTGACCACCCTATATTTTGGGTGGTTTAGATAACGGCTAATGTCATGGTCAACAGAAAACAGATGCTCATCTGCCTCCACTGGCAACCTATTCCCTTCGGGAATTATAACTATCATGCCTCTGTACTTGTCTTTAAACTTGTTCACAGACATGAAATTGGGATTGCTATACTTCTTAGGAGGAGGCCAAGGATGTAAAAAATCCATATTTCAATTTTAAAATGAAAAAATAGGGTGAGCTAATAATAGCCCACCCTTGTTAACACAGGGAATTAGTTGTCCTCTGTCTCAAACAGTTTCCTCCTGTCTTCCATTTTCCTCACTTCCTCCATTGTCTCAATGAGCTTATCAGGATCACCCTGAGTTTTCATGTGAGCAATGAAGATGAGGCAATTGGTTGCCAACATTTTCTGTTTTTCCTTATCATCAGGAAAAATCATCAAATCATTGGCTGCCTCAACAAGATCAGCAACAATCTTCTCTGTTGGAAGCATTGTTGCAATAAGCAAAATCAATTCGTGCATAACATTGGTTTTATGTGAAAAAATAGATTACGAACCTAAAACCTCCTTTCTGAGGTTGTCCCATGCTAAAAGAACATCTTTCATTTCTTCTTCAAGCATTTCCCACCTAGTCTTATCCTTTCCAGGAGGCACTTCACTCCATCCACCTTGAAATCTAATTTTCTTGGTGATGATTTGAATTACCTCTGAGCATTCCTCGGCTAAAATAGCCTCAGGAACTCCCTGATTAGCAAACTCTGCCATATATTTAAATTTTAATTACAAAATAAAAAACCCATCCCATAGAAATGGGACGGGGTAAACGATTGCCATATGAAAAAACTATTTCCTATCCCTATAAATATCTACACTCTCAGAATAATAGCCATTAGATGATCCATACCATCTAATGTCTACATAACCTTTTACAGTGGCTAGCCTGTAAAAAGTCCAAGTGAAAGTGCCTCCCCAATCATCTTCATCATTTCCACGATTGGAAGATTCTTCGGCAAGAGTGATGGGACTATCTATAAGATCATTAATATCCCCATTAATATCATTAATAGAGACATTCTCACAGCAATCTTGATCATGATACATGCTGTAAGACTCATTCTCATCTACAATAAACCTGATGACATTATCATCATA